CAAAGTAAGAAATACATACAATATAGAGCTGGTAATACAGCGTATTGCATTTTTACAGCTAGTTTTTCAGGTACTGGAACAAGTAAAGCAGGGGCTTTTGATTCAAACGATGGTTTTTATATCAAAGTTGTTAATAATGTGGCAAGTTATGGATATTTGAAAAATGGTGTAGAAACAAGTTTTAATTCTCAAGAAAATTTTAAAGGTAATATTAATCCGGATAGTATTGATTGGACAAAATTAAATGTTTTTAAAATTATGTATGGTTATCTTGGAAGTGCTAACGCTAGTTTGTGGATTAAGCTAGATCAGTGGTATGTGTTAGATTACATACAAACCGAAAATAAATTGACAGGTACACACGTTGACAATCCAATATTACCGATTTGTTTCTATGTTGAAAATGGGGCAACAATAAAAACGGCTAGTTATGTAGGGGGTATTCTTAATACACTAGGTATACACCTAGATAGACCTACACATTTTCCATCTAATGTTTTGGTAAATGGTGTTGGTGCAGAAGATGGGGAAATGACGTTAAGCGGAACGAATGTTGCGACTATGGCAATTTTCAGATCAAAAAGTACATACAATACATACCAAAACAAAATTAAAAGCAAGTTATTAGATATAAATTTTCATGTAGACACACCAAGCGGTTCAAGTCTTGGAACAGTTATTTTTCAAGTCATAAAAAATGGAACCTTTAGTGGTACGCCTAGTTACACAGATTTACATACAACTAATTCAGTAATTGAATATGACAGTACAGCAGGAACTGGGGCAAGTGTTAATTGTACAGATGGCACAACATTATTTACATTCCACGTTGCTTATTCTGGAGCAAATAAAGGCGGTACAGTGTCTAAGTCAGCATTATCAGCTGATAGGTTTGGTGCTTATTTATATGCGGATGACACAATTTCAATAATTGCCAAAGATTTAGGGGGTAATGATGTAACGGTTAGATTTTCTATAACTTGGGAGGAGCTTTTTTAAATGTCAAAAAACAAAAACGCTTTAATTAATCAAAAAAATAAAATTAACAATGTTTTGAATAGCGAAAATTCAAATTTAAGTATTAATGAATTACAGAATATAATTACTAATACATTAGATAGGGTAGCTTTGTCTAATTTTTTTAAAACACATAAAAACGAAAGAGACGTATATAAAATATACGGTTATCCTGAAAAATTAAAAGATGAGCACTACCAAGCACGAATTGAACGACAAGATATAGCAAAACGAATTGTTGAAGCCTATCCAAATGCTTGTTGGGGGGAGATGCCAAAAATTGAAGATGACAGCGAAACGCAAGAAGAAACAGAATTTGAAAAAAGTTTTGTAAAGTTATGTAAAAAATTAAATTTGATTAAATACATTAAAAATTTAGACATCTTAGCTGGTTGGGGACATTATGCCGTTTTATTGATTGGGGTTAATGATGGACAGGATTTTTCAGAGCCTTTAAATTTAAATAATTTAAAAGAAGACGATATTTTATATTTATCCCCTAGAACCGAACATTTAGCAAGAATTTCAGAATTTGAGCAAGACCCAAGATCAAGACATTATGGTAAGCCCTTATATTATACGATTGAATCCGGTGGTTATGCGTCTAATGATGGCGGACATTTAATGAGTAGTCAAACTCAAAAAGTGCATTACACAAGAGTTATACACGTTGCAGAAAATGCATTAACTAACGATGTAATTGGAACGCCAAGACTTGAACCAGTATATAATCGATTGATTGATTTAGACAAAATTGTGGGAGGTTCAGCAGAGACATTTTTTCTTAATTCAAGGGGTGGTATGCATTTAGACATTAGAGACGTTAGCAACAATTTTGAAAACTCAGATAAAAAAAGTCTAGTCAAAAACATGCAAGATTATACAAATTCATTAACTAGGTTCATTCAGACAGCAGGGATGGACGTTGAAGCAATTAATCATAATATAGCAGACCCAAAAAATCATTTTGACGTTTTGATTAGTTTAATTTCAGCAACAACTGAAATACCGAAAAGAATCTTATTAGGTAGTGAACAAGGACAGTTAGCGTCAACACAAGATTTTAATAATTTTCAGGAACGAGTTAAAAAAAGACAGCATAACTATTGTGAGTATACTATTTTAAGACCTATTATAGATTTTTTTATTAACTCAGGTGTTTTACCTACACCGAAAAATAATGAGTATAATGTTGTTTGGGAAAATTTAGAAGCAGTAGACGAGTTGAAAAAAGCGGAAATATCACTTAAAAAGTCTCAAGCAATCGCTAGTTATGTTAATAGTCCAGAGGCAAATATGATGATACCCCCAAAGCAATTCATGGAAGAAGTTCTAAATTTAGAATATCGAGAAGAAGACTTGCCAAACATGGATAACAGAGACGAAAACGAATAAATGAATGGCGAACAAAAATTTATATCGTGATGATCCAACAAGAACTTTAACACTTAGGAACAAAGCAGTTTCAGACATTAATAGACGTTTCAAAAAATTAGATAATTTAATTTTTGAAAGTATTGCTCAAAATAAGATATTTGAAAATGCACAAGCTTTAAGAAAAGATGAATTTGTTTTTTTAAGAGATGATCAAAAACTTGATAGATTTAACCTTTGGTTAGATCAAACAATCAACGAATTATTGTTAAGTGGTACGCTTAATATTGGGGATGAAAGGCTTAACTGGTATTTAGTATATATTCAAGACAGTTATAACCGTGCAGTTAAAAAAACAAATAATGATATCGCAAGAATATTAGGACGCAATGTAATACCAATACCAAGACAATTAAGATCAGATCCTTTCCATGTTCAAAAATTAAAAATAATGTTTTCAAGAAATATCGAACAGTTAAGAGGAATAACCGAAACAATGGCTCAACAAATAAATAGAGAGCTTACAAGTGGCATATTACAAGGCGATAATTCTTTAACTATTGCCAGACGAATAAGAAACCGAGTTGATAAAATAGGGAAAACAAGGGCTAAACTACTGGCTAGAACGGAAATTATGAACACGTACCAGTTAGCTAGTATATTTGAAGGCGAGAATTTACAAAAATACGCACCCGATGACGAGATAGTATATAGGTGGAGAAGTGGAGCAGATGATCGTGTGAGACCAGAACATAGAGCAAGAAATGGTAAATATTATACCAAAAAAAAAGTAGCAACATTAACAGGTGAGCCGAATTGCAGATGTGCAGTTTCAGCAATTTTTAAATCTTTGGTAAAAGATCAAGAAAAAATAGAAAAATAGTTATCCACAAATTCTTAACAAATTCTTAACAGGTTATCCACAATATTATAGTTTTTTTATTAAAATTATTGTCTTATTCACAAGTTATAAACGTTACTAACAACTTATCCACAAAAAAATGTACATAATTAATTTTATGTTTTATAATATAGGTATGGAAAGACAAACAAATTACATAATTTCTAATGTAGAAACAACTAAAAAAATTGAAAGAAAGTTATTTGAGGGGGTTGAGCATTTAATCGTTCCAGTTATTGGGGCGAAAGAAATGGTGATGAATGGATATTTTTATCCCGCAAACGAATTTAAAGATTGGATTGAAACTTGGGAAGGTGTACCAGTACCAATTAACCACCCAAAACAAAACAATGTTGCAATTAGTGCGAGAAGTCCAAGAATACAAGAACTTACTAGTGTAGGTCATTTTTTTGATGTTGAATTCACACAAAACAATGAGTTGAAAGGTAATTTATACATTAATATTGAAAAAGTTAAAAAATTAAATGCGGATTACATAATAGAAAAATTTGAAAATGGGGAAATAATGGAAGTATCAACTGGTTTATATTCTAATATTGAGAATGTAAGCGGGGAATATAACGGACAAAAATATCAAGGTATTGTGAGGCATATAAGACCAGATCATCTGGCATTATTACCAAATGAAATAGGGGCTTGTTCAGTTGTTGATGGTTGCGGTGCAGGAATTAAAAATGATTGTCAATGTAATGACAGTTTATCATCTTGTGGCTGTGAAAATGAGAAAAAAAATAATTTAGTTGAAAAGGTCAAAGAGGCTTTAAGTGTTATTAATTTAAAAAAATATTTAGACAACTATTCACATAAAGAAATCAAAAAAAATATACATGATGAATTATCTAAAATGTATCAAGAACATATATATATAATTGATATGTATGACGATACTGTAATTTTTGAAAAAAATAACGATAGAAAAATTTATAAGCAGTCATATAAATATGACACTGAAAAAGATCAATACGTATTAGGAGATGACGCCGTTGAGGTAGTCCAAAAAACTAATTATGTTGAAAAAAATAAAGGAGGTATATACATGGATAATTCAACTGAAATAAAAACAAATGAAGTTGTTGAAGAAGTTGTTGAAGAAGTAAAAGCAGAAGAAACAGAAGTAAAAGAAGAAGAAGTAACAGAAACACAAACAGAACCAGAACCAGAAGCAGAAGCAGAAAAAAAAGAAACAGAAGAAGAAAAAGAAAAAACTGAATTAGTTGAAAATTCTTTAATTGATAATGAAAAAAAAGAATTTATAGAAAATCAGTTAAAAGAGTTTGACGCAAAAAAAGAAGCATTAAAAAAATCATTGATTGAAAATTCAACTTTAACAGAAGAAGAAGTTAATACATTTTCATTTAATGTTTTACAAAAACTTAATGACGTTGTTAAACCGAAAAATTACAGTGGTAACGGCGTAAGCATTAATAAGGTTGAAGAAAAATACGAGCCAAAGGGATTAATTGGTTCATTACAGGAGGATAAATAATGGCAGAAACAATTTGTTTAAAAACTAACGGTAAACCGTTTAGAAAAGAAGGGAAAGCACAAGGAGCTATTACACCGGGCGATTTCATTGAAAGAGCAAGTGATGGCGATTTTATTAGACACACAGCAGTTGGAACTAACTCATTGCTATACGCAGTAGAGAACACGTCAAAAGGTGGCGGAATTGATGACGATTACGCAACTGGAGACAACGTATTAGCTAACTATGCACAGTCAGGCGATGAGGTTTATGGATTTGTAGCGGCTTCAGCAGCGGCGATTGTTATCGGCGACCCATTAGAGTTTGACGGTGCAGGTGGATTCAAAAAAGACACAGACGGTTCAAACACTCAAGCGTATGCATTGTCAGCAGTAGACAACAGTGCTGGGTCTTCAAAAGCAAGAATTAAAGTAGAAATTTTATAATTTTATAAATAGGAGGTAAAAAAAAATGAGTAAATTTATTTTTAATGAACAAGGCAAACTAGACATTGCAGAGATGAGAACTAATAGCACGTTACCAACAGACGCTTATAAGTTTTATGACGATAAGCTTGTAAAAGTTGCTAAACAAGAACTAAGAATTGTACAAGATTGTGTAGAAGCTGGACTTGTTGATAATAGCCTTAATTTAGGTGACACAATTGTATCATATGATAAGTTGGCTGATATGTCAGAAGCAGAAGCGTCAATGGACGGAATCACACGTTCACAAAACGGAGCTTTAACGTTCAATCAAGCAGGTGTTCCAGTACCAGTTTATAGAAAAGATTTTGAATTAGATCAACGACGAATACAAGCAGTTTTAGGTCGTGGGAGTATGTCATTGCCGACAGTTGGTCTTGAATTAGCGACAAGAAAAGTAGCTGAAAAAATTAATTCTGTATGTTGGGATGGTTATGGAAAGACAGTTGACGGACTTTCATTGAATGGATTAAGAAATGCAAGTGGAGTCAATGCCGTATCAGCAACAGCAGCTTGGGGTGGCGGAAGTGAAACACCTTTATCTGATATTGAATCAATGATTCAAGCAATACAAAATGATGGTTACGGATTTACTGAAAACAGTTGTGTATTGTATGTGTCCCCTGATAACTGGTCTTTTATTGATGCAGACTATTCAACAGCAAAAGGCGAAAAAACCTATAAGCAACGTTTTGAGTCTTACTCACCAATTAGAAAAGTAGAACTGGGTTCAGGACTATCTGATGGAGAGTGTATACTTGTAGAAATGAGAAGCGATGTACTTGAACTTAAAGTTGCTCAAGATATTACTTTTTATGAACTACCACAAGTTGATCCGATGTTATCTCAATTCTCTGTTATTGGTTCAATGGCATTGATTGTGAAATCAGATTATAACGGTAATTCAGGGGTAGCATACTTAACAGGTGCATAATTCAAATAATTATGA